AACATCCATTGGTATTGTTGTTGATACCAAACGTGCTTCTGCTGGAATACTAACGTTAGCATAACTGTCATAAGTTATATTAGTAATGTTACCACTTAGCACTGGTTGTATTTTAGCAATCTCAACTAGTTTTGGATGGTTGTATGAGATGTTACCAATTGTAATTGTTTCGTCGTATAATCTATTTTCGTTTTCCCATACTACAACTTCGCTACTTGTATCTGGAATTGTTGTATCGTAAATTTTTTCACCGTTTGCATATCTTAAGTTAGCATCTCTTGGTGATAATGTACCGTCACCTTTAAGTACTAATACAAAGTCATAGAACGCTGTTTGGTCATAACTGGCATCCACGTTACTTAAATCATTGCCGTCTGCAATATTGGTACTAAGTTGATAATCTGTAAAGTATTTCAATGAACCTGTTTGTTCGTTATTTTGAACATAAGATACATTAGCATTAACAGTAGAAAGTTTGTAAACATCAAACTCGCCATGTTCACTTCTAGCCATATGAACTATGTTATCCTGTGCTGGTATCTCACTTGCAAGTCTTGAAGTTCTATCGAATAAGGATTCAAAGTTAAGTATGTCAAATGCTTGATAGTCTACATTATACTTACTTACATAACCTGCGTTAGGTAATGGTTCGTAGTCTAAGTCTAATATACCAGTATGGTCTGCTTTTGTTGTAGTGGGCCATAAGCCTTTCTCAGACATGTCCCTAGGTCTAACAACTAAACGTGTTGGATCGTCTACGTCAATTAATAGTGTTGAGTCTGACTTACTATCTGGAGTAATGTCAAACGTTCTCATTTGAGTTAGTTTTGCGGCTAAGGCGTCACTTGCCTCTACTTTAATATTTAAAGTACTACCTGGTAAATCTTTTTGGTATGCGTCTACAAAGTCTATACTTGATCTTTCATCTACAATAATAGTTGAACCAGCGGATATGTTACCGCTTGGTAATGCTTGTACGTTTGCAAAGTTAATGTAAGAGTTAGTTGTATCACCAGAAATACTTGTAACTGTGTATAAAGGATTAACTACTCTTTCTGCTAATTTAACACCATCTATATAAACATCTAAATGTGGATATGTTCCATTAATAATTGTTAAGTTATCTGTGGCAACATTACCTGCGTTTGTTAATTCATCATTTCTACTTAATGGTGCAAAAGTAAAACTAGTGTTACCACTTTCAACTAAACTAGTATTTGTAATTGTTGTTCTACTACCTGAATCAAATTCCCAATTATGAGAACCAGCGGCTCCTACAACATTACCTGTTGTAGCAACTGTGTCTACTGTAGCAGTTACATCTGAGTATGTTGTGCTGTTTGCACTTTCGAAACTAAATCTCTGTCTTGGCTGATATCTTTTTGCTTCTATATCTAAGTTTGCTAATCCACTACCTGCAAGTGTAAAGTCTGCACCTCTAAGTGTAATAACAAAGTTTTCTGTTGTTGCATTTGCTACACGTTGTGAAGTTGCTGATATTAAACTGTTACCACTTACTACACCAATATCTGCTGTAATAGTCGGATCTAATGGCACGTTAGCCATTGTGGTATTAATTGCTGATACAACATTTGCAACCATTTGTGCATTTGTGGCACTACCACTTGCTACTGTTGATAAATCAATAGTAGTTGTTTGATGACTTGCATTTGCATGGTGGTCAGTTATTGTAAAGTTAGCAATACTAGTTAAGTCACCTGTGTTACTAATGTAACTATTACTTGTAGCAAACGGTTGTTGATATGCTGTACTAATGTTTGCTGTAAGTAACTGTGCCGCAATAACTGTTACTGCTGGATTAATAGTATAACCATATCCTGGCTCTGTAACATCTACAGTAGTAATCTTACCGTCTTGTCCGATATTAACTGTTGCTCTAGCAGTAGTACCTCCACCGTATGAGAAACTTCCTGGAATCTCTGCTGGTGGTGGTTCAATTTCTAAGAAAGGTTTCTGGAAGAATTTTGTTGTTCTATCTAAAACTTCTACTTCTTTAACTTTACTAACAATGTCTTCTGGGTATGCTATTTGTATAAGTTGTCGTTCATCTGTAATTTCAGATTCATTAATTTTTATATCTAAACTTTGCTTGTTGTCCACGTCACCGAACTCGCCAAACTTAAGAGCCCATTCGTCATAAACATTAACACTACCTGGTACTAAAACTTTATCACTGTTAAGTAATATTTTTAATGCATTTTGTGTACCTTTACTTCTAATCATTCCCATATAGAAATCATATTGGTCATCTTGTGTAAGTTCAAATTCTCTTAGATATTTTCTTTCTTGATATCCGTATTGTCTTCTACTTGCTTCGTATAATTGTTTTTGCACTGGAACATGACCAATCTCATTGTATTTGCCCATGTCACTTGCTAACGTATCAAAGTTAGGCAGTAGTTCTGAACCTTGTATAATGTATCCTTCTGCAGATAAAGTTCCGTCCCATGCTTTAGTACGTTTTGCTTTAATTTTTAATCTTGCTTGTCTTTGGTTTAATACATCATTGTATATAGTATCACCAAAAATAGTTTTGTTTGAAATTAACAAACTATGTTCTATCTCATTTGTGTATAACAATGAGCCGTATAATTCTTTTCCAATTGGAGGACTAACAGTTATCTGTTGTCCATCCCTAATTATCTCACATTCTATAGGACTAATTTTTTTACCTTCTTCATCCAATAAACTAAATTGTCCCTGGTCTATATCTTTTATCTCACTAACTTTTCCTATAGGAGCAATAAATTTTATCCCGGATGCCATCGGACTTAGGTTTAATGTGTTACCTGAACTCCACTTACCTATACTCCAAAACAGGAATTGTCTTCCTGAATATATCCAGTCATTTACATCTGCTATATCATCATTGTAGTCGCCAAAGTCGTAACCTTGTGCTTCTTGATGTCTGCCTAAACTTACTAGGAAGTCAAAAACTTCTGCTACGGTATCAAACTCTGTTCCGTATTCTACTCTTTCTACCTTGCTAGTACCACGTAAGAATAGTGTTGCTTCTGCGCCACCTACTGTAGGCAATGTTTTAAGTCTTTGCCAAATTTCTGTATTAGTTACAACACTTCCAGCCTGTGCTGAAGTTTTTGCTCTAAAGTAGTTGTAACCACTTTTAATAATTTCACCTTCGTTGTACTGGACAGCTCTGTCATATGTAGCAGGGGAAAGTGGTTCACCGCCAACTTTAATTTGTGTTTTCTCTTTAGCAGTATCACTTGGTTCTATTTCAAAATATTTCTTAGTGCTGTTATATCCAAACACTTTATATTTGTTTGTAGAAGTTAATTGTATTAACACACCTGTATAATCATTTGTTGAACTGTACGGCCCAACATGTACATCTACTTGTATATCTTCTTGAGGTAATATTAAACTTGAACTATTACCAGTTGTACTATAGTTGTCACTGAACACAGTCATTGTGTCTCTGTCAACAAAGCCTGCGAACTTGTGTCCGAGCTTACTATTAACTGTTTTAAATGGCTTACTAAATTCTGCTACAGGATTAAGTCCTTGGAATCTTAAATAGGTATCTATAAATTGTGTAAAGCCTGTATTGGTTTGCAATACTGAATTTGCATCTACACTACCATGTACAGTTGCGTTTTTGACTTTGTAACGTTTGTACGTTGTCTTGTCAAGTAATTGGTTGGTGTTTGCAGAACCACGTATAATTTTTCCAGGCTCTGCAAACACACTGGCAAACTTACCGGGCTTGGTAAGTAAAAGGGCCTCTGCTATTGCAAAGGGATATGCTTCAGAAATTTTCCATGCGTTCTCTACAGGAGCGCCATCTCCAAATTTCCAATTCTTTCCTGCTAGTGAGGTATCCGCACTATAGGTTATTGTATGAGTACTTGTAAGTTTATAATTTTGTGTACCGCTTTGATGTGTAGCAGTACCTGTAGCATTAGTACTTTGACTTGCAGGCGTAAAGAAGTATTTAGGGCCTACTGTAAATGGATATGCAGGTTGTAAGTTGCTGTCCAAAGTTGCTACATAATATCTTGTTCCACTAGGGAATTCAGGTGTTATACCATAACGTGTATTAAATTCATCTAGGTCACCTGTTGCAGAACTATATTCAAAGTCCTCAACAAATTCTCCTGTTGGTGTTCCACCTACTGTTGTTCTTCCTGCAGTCTTTAAACTGTAACTGCTTACTAATCGTTTGATGTCACTGGTGTTGTCTAATCTATCTGTATAACCATATGGTCCGTAAATTGGTAAACCGTCAAATGCCCAACCTACTATAGGTGAGTGACTGTCTGTTGCCCAACTGTTAAGTCCAACTGTCTGTGGACTAGGTTGTGCATAACCGTATATGTTATCTGTTTTAACAAAACCACCAGCACTATCCATGCTCACATCGTTTCTATACAAGTGAGCGTATGTGAATGAGTTGCTTAATGAGTGTGCGTTTCCTGTACTAGCATTGAATATTTGTGCTCCATTAACTGCAACACCAACTGCTGTTGATCCTGTGCTAGTTGCACTTGCAAAGTCGCCTGCTGTACTATCGCCTGTATTAGTTGTAATTGTGTACTTGCTTTCTTTATCGTCTATAAAGTTTGTATTGTCTGCTGTTGGGAATGTACCAGTGTCATGGTTTAACAATCCGTTTGCAGTAATATTTAAAATAGTTCCGCTGTTTAATTCTGCAACACTTAATCCATCCATAGTCTCTATAAATGAAGTTGCGTTTGCAGTAGCAGTTCCTGTTGTTGTTTCTACCCAACTAATAGTCTTATTTGTTGCTGTAGTTGAAATAATATTTGCAGGTGCAATTAAGTTAGCACTTGCATCAACTGGCAATTCTAGTTTTAATCCTATTCTTCTGTAAGGATTATTTTTTGTATATTTGTTATTTGTAAGATTTTCTCTTTCACCATGTCTAATAATACCGTCTTCTAAGTCGTTCCACATAGGTTTATTATTCAAACCGTAATCAGTGTATGTAGTAGTAATGTATTGAGTATCCCACCAACTTGGCTTCTTAACAAAGCCTAACATTTCCCATGGATGAGTATGTGGTCTTTCTGTATCGTAACAGGCTTCAAATATTCCTCTCCAATAACCAGGACTTGCAGTACCTGAATTGTAGTTCCATGTGAAGTAGTTTGATGCATCGTAGTATTCATTGATTACAAAGTCTACATCATTTCTGTTAATAAACTGATTAAAATTACTTCTTAATAAGTTATAGTAAGAAGTTCTGCTTAAACCTGTGTCTGTTCTAAAACGTCCAGGACGTACAGAATGTATGTTTAAATCGTACTGACTATCTTTATTCCTAAATGTATCTGTAATACCGTTCCAAATTCTTTTTTCAAATTCTAATAGTATGTGGTCATGAATATCATTTGCGGCAACTGTTTTACTACCGTCATGTCCAACAATAACTGTAATAGGTTCTTTAAAACTAGTATCAGTTATAATCTCTGGTTTGTATGCAGGATATAATCCCATCGCACTTGGCGTAGGAGGTGTTTGACAACTTTCTCTGTCTTTGTCATAAATTCTAAATTTAAGTGTATTACCTAATGTTAATGTATAAGTGTCAGTAAAGTTTACAGTATTTGCAGTTGTTGTGCTAGTTACTGTATAATCTTGTTCTGCATCTAGTAATTTTTCTATACCGTCCGATCCTGTATCATATACATATAAACTATTTTCAATTTTAGATAAGTCACAGTATTTGCTTAATGTAGTTGCTTTTGTTAGTATGTTATTAACTATAACTTTTTGTTCGTTATACTTGTCACCAAATGCCGCCATGTAACTGTAGTCAAAAACGTTCTTGCCTTGATTATAACCAATCACTGCTTCTAGAACATGTTCTAAACTGTCACCGTAACTTTGATTAGACGTGTCGTTAGTGTCTACATAATTTTTAATTTCTTTCTTTAATCTGTTTTTATACTTAACATACTCGTTGCTGTTAAAGTCTAAGGAATCTTTAAGATTAAATTTATCGTTACTAAACAACCAACTTGCCATTTGCAAGTCATCATCAGTTTGTACAAGTTTGTCTGCATAAGATGTATCAACTTTAATGTCTGTAAAGTTGCTTGTGCCTAATGGTTCACCTGTAATATCTTCTTGGTTCCTAATTAGGTTATAAAATTGTTCTAAGTATTGTGGCTGAGCAACTGTTGTAATATCTATATTGTTTAAGTTACTGTGCCAACTTAAAGGTAAATCATATCTACCTGTACGTTTTGCATCTTTAATAAAACCTGTTGTAGTTTTTGTTTTAACATCTATAATATCGTTTTTACTTAATGTAAATGTACCAAATGTAATTGCAATATGTGTTGGGTTATAACTAAATGTTTTATTTCTTACACCATTAATAAAAACTCTGATACTACTTTCATCTACTTCTGGTTTAGCAGTTATTTCCCATTGTGTTCTTGAATTTTTAACATCCTCATCGTTAACAATATACCTGTCTTCAACTTTTTGATTTGTTTTCTTAGGTTGTGCTTTCCAACTTGTGTCTTTAATTACATCACCGTTAGGCAAACTTTTACTGTAATATATGTAACCATGCATATAAGTTTTTTCTGTACCACCAAATGCAATGTATGAATGTAAATCTGTTTCTAAATTGTTATCAAATACTATTTCACTAAAGTTATTAAAGTTATCATAAGTTAATGGAAAGTTTAAAACAGCATCTTTAGTCTTAGATGCATCTGCTTCTTTGTAACTAAATATTTTTGTTCCAGCAAAATCACTTTTAGGATATACTGAATCACTGCTTAATGCAATGCCTTTATAATCGTAAGCATTAAATAAGATTGGCGTATTAACTTTTCTCTTTTGTTGTCCTTCTATCCATTTCGTTCCATTCCAAAAGTACTCAACACCTTGCTTTCTAGCACCAAACTTAATACTAACAACATCACCTATATTTGCTACATAACTTTCTGCTGTTAATGTTGCATTAGATGGACTAGCACCATCACTGCCAATAGTATAAATCTTACTAGCAATATCGGTTGCTTCGTTAGGGAATATAATTCTATTTCCAACTTCTAATGTTACTCCGTCAACAACACCACCGTTAGGTCTGCCAACTACTTCTGATTTTAAATTATCGAATGCCGCAATTTCTATTGCATCAACACCCTTTGTACCAAAGTTAAATAGTTCTATATTTCTGTCAAATTCTATAATTGGTCTTATTGCTCTTTTACCTTTCTTAGGTAATTGGTCGCCTGCATCTAAGAAGTTTTGTCTATGATACCAAAAGTTAATTCTACTCCAGACATTATTATCTTCAGCGCCACGTTCCATAATGATATAGTCATTTACTTCTTGAGTATTGTCACTATCAAACGGTCCTGTATCGTATGCGCCTACTCCGCCAACTACATATTGTAATTGCTGTCCAATGGCTGTTACATAACCGTCCCATAACGGTCTACCTGTTGTCGAGTCTACTTGACTCATTGTAGAATAAGAAAAGTTATCAATGTCTACATAGTTTGATATACCTTGTAATCCGCCTGATTTAAATCTGGTATCGTCTGGATTGTTATTAGTGTTTACTAATGTGTCAGTAGCAGTATCAATAATAGTTCTGTCATATAGGATATAATCTTCTGTACTAAATGTTGTTGCAAAGTTTTGTTCTTTGTTTATTAATATGATACTCTCGCCTAGGCCTTCTACAACCCAACGTGTATCGTTCATGTAAGGTTCTGGTATCACATAGTTTCCACTAAAGGATATTACCATACCGTTTCTAAATACTGTACCATCTGGTGATGTATAAGTTGTCTTACCTAATATATCTTTTTCTATGTTAATAGGTTTTGCAGTTGTGCCAGATATAATTTTTGCTGTGGGCCCTGTTGGACTCCAAAAGTATTCTTGATAGTTAATAAATTTATCAATGTTTATGGGTGGTAGAAAACTATAAAAGTTTGAATCAAACAATGTATTTTGATTTTGTGTATCTACTCCATAACTTTTTAATACATTTAAAAAGTCTTGATAGAACATTGCGTTTTCACTTTCACCTGTTAGTTGATTAATATTATTAGTTACAGGTTCGAGACTGTATTTGTCTCTTGTTGGATTATGTTCTACTTTATAAGTGTCAGTTGAATCAAAAACTGTAAAGTCTTTTGAACCAACATACGCACTTATATTTTCAATATTTGCTTTTGAAAATAGTTGCTCAACAGTTGTATCAAAAAAGTTTTTGATAGTTGTTGTTTGGTTAACTACTGGTAGTTTTGTATATTTCTTATCTGCCACTTAATTTCCTATTAATAGCCTGAACCACTAGAACCGCTTGAGCCTGAGCCTGAAGAACTTGTTCCAGTAGTATTGTTTGTTACGTCTGCATTAGCAGTCGTTGACGTTGCAATGTTTGTCTCTACAACGTAGTTACCATGATAGTATGTTACACCGTTTGGCATGAAAAATGTTTTACCAAAGAATACATGCGTATGATGTGTACCATCGCCTACAAAGTTTGCCGCTTCAGCCGAAGGATATAACGGATAGTATCCGTCTATCGCATACGGGCCAATTGCTTCTGTACTGTTATCATAACTAGTAAACGATTGTGAACCTATCAATGAAGGCTTCAAATTATCACTAGTTAGTTTATCAACTATATCTACGTCTGTAACTTTTGCTGTACTTAAAAATAATTCGTCCGACTCGCATTTAACTTGGAATAAATCTCCAAATTTACCGCTGTTCGTTTTAGGCACAATAACAATACTGCCAATTGAATTTCCAACTTGCTGATGAATATAACTACTTAATTCTGTAAAGTAGAATGTATCACCAAATTCCCAATTATCAATTTTGAAATATCTGTTTACTGCCTTAATAATATTTGTTTTAATCTCATTATCACTTAAACTTGTTCCTGCTAGTCTTACAACTTTAAATCTTGCTTGTAAATTATTAGGAGCATCGTCACCAAATAGTAACTTAAATCTACCACTCTTAAATAGTAGTTGGTCACTTGCAGTTTTAAATTGTTCTAGTATAGCAAATTCATTTTCTAATTCTGATGACGTGGGCTCAATGGGCCATGCTGTTCCAGGCACATTAAGATAAGATTGAACTTTATCATTATAAGTGTCTGTTAGCATAAACATCTCATGTACATTACTAATGCTAGGATCTATTCTCATGCTGTTATCTGCAATGTGTTGCCATTTAAAAATTACACCTTCTTGTGTAGGTGACATAGTATTCTGTGTAAAACTCTTACCATGTCTTGCTTTATGATTAGAACTTTCATAATGTTTAACAACGTTTAGGTTCGTACTACTGTACGTCATAATATAAACTTTTTTAGTATCTACTGCATAAACTTTTTTATTGTGCAACTTACCACCAATGTTTGTGTTATCAAATTTAGTAATAATACTTTCTTTTTTAACCATAAAGTATTCATAGTCTGCTACTGTATAAACAGTACCTGTATTTGCTGATGCATCACCTGTCGATGAGCCTGCAATTTTAGACATCTCTGTATTAAAGTTTACGTCATCTTCTCTTCTTAAATCTAATATTCCTGCTTTAACAGGTTTTGTATATGTGTAACCATCAAAACTGTTAAAGTCTTCGAATATGATTACATCTCCAGTTGCAACAAACTCTGCAAACTGAATTGGATTGTCTGGGCTGTCATCACCTGTAGTATTAATTGGTGTGACTTGTACTTTTCTAGGATCTGTGTAGCCGTCGCCATACGAAAAGTTACCAACTGCTGAATAAGTAATTGGCTTTGTTAATCTTTCTCTATCGTTAATATATGTAATAGTAAGTTTGTCCTTACTTGGCAAACTTGAACTATCAATTGAGTAATGTCTTTTAGTGTTAAAGTTACTAATTCTTAGTGTACCTGTTTGTGCAGAAGCATCTACGTTTGTAACTTCAATATGTCCAGTACCAACACCATCGCCATTTCCAACGTTATAGTTCGTGTTTTCAAATCTATAACTAATGTTACCAGAGCCATCTAAAATATTACTACCAAATGTAGTATTACTAAAGGACATAACAATATTACTTGGTAAACTATGTACAACACCTGTGTTGTTAGCAATAGTAACGTTTGTATTACTTGTTAAATCTGATGTATCAAAGTTAGTACCTAGTTCTATAATAGCATCTTTAACAAATGCATTAGCAGTTGCATCGCCGTCTATAAATAATCCAAAGTTACTTGTAAGTTTTGTTTCAATTTGATCGTATCTAGTATCTCTATTTTTTAAAGGTATATTTGTAAAACTTTGTCCAATCTTTGTAGAGTACCATGCATCGCCTAAAAAGTCTGGAGTAGCAGTAGTATCTGTCCACTCAAATATTTCTTCACTTCTAGACTTATTGTTGAGTGTAGTAATTTCTACAGTATCGTATTTTGCAGTTCCTGTAAAACTGTCTATGATCCTGTTTGTATTTACATCATAAAATCTCACATCTTCGTAACTTTCAAACACATATCGTATGCCTCTGATAAGCACGTCATATCGATTACTTAATGTATCGACCGGAACATAAGTGAATTTTAATAACCAACTTTTATCTCTTCCGTTACCGGATGTATCTTGAGCATTACCTATTGTGAAATCCGTTGTATTTGAAACGTCATTATTTGAAATAACATAAAACTGGTTACTGCTTGGATTATATCCTAATGCAAAACTCTGCTTTAAGTTCATAGCATTTGTGATTGCTGTTATTTCTGTATCAAAGAATTTTTTTCTTAATGTTGTAATAACTGCTGTACCTTTCCATCCTTCTGGTACACTTTCACTTAATACAATTGGGCCTTGCACAACTGTACTATTACTAACACGTTTGCCATTGTCTCTGATACTTTTAATCTTAACCCATTTCTTTTGTGTAATATCTGTTGGGTTCTCAAAATTAATTAAGTGCCCAGGCTGTATAAGTTGTAAAGCCGGGTTTGCAATATTCACATCTGATGCTGTGCCGCTAGACGTAAAAGTTTCTGTTAAATATCCTGTTACTCCTTCAGCAACTTTAGGCAATGTGTGCCATTCAATACCGTACAATGCTAGATTAAATTTGTTAGGCTCTCTGTCTAACCATGCGTCTCTGAAGTCACTGTATATAAAATCGTTTAGTTCCAACTTCTTTAAATACGTTGGAAGTAGTTTTGTAATTTGTTCTAGTGGAGTGTTATTGTTATCAATAATAAAGTCAGCACTTAAATTACTGTCTTCAATAAACAATGCACCATCTTCTGCTAGTACGTTTGTTGTTTGAAAAGTACTTGTTGGATCTGAGATATCAATATATCTACTATGTCCAGCATGTGTTCTATTTGTTACTTTAAGTTTTGCAATGTTTGTACTTTTTGCTAAAGGTAATACTTGGTAGTCTTGTGCTGACACCATTCTGTCTTGGGCATAAAATGCCTGTGGTGCTCTTTCTTTAATACCTTCTATTGTTTCTGCAGGTAAACTGTTATTAACAGCATTTTGTAATCTTAATGTTACAGTAAGTACATGCTGTACTTCTGTGTTATTGATGTAAGGAATGTTTAAAGTAACATTGCCAACGTCATCTGGTTGTATTTGATATCTTATAGGATCACTTGTTCTGTAAAAGAACTTGAATAATCCAATTGGTACCTGTGCAAAGTTTCCATCTGCAAACTGTAAGTTAATTCCACTATCACCTCTGTTTTGTATTGCATACAAACTAGATGAACCAGTTGCTAAGGTATTATACTGTAATGTTTGTCCAACTGTATTTGGAACTTTAGACCATTTGCCTAGAGCATCACCTGAAGCATTTACTTGTTGTAAATAACAATCAGTCTCGTTGATGTTTTCAACAGTAATAGCTACTTGTCTATTTTCTACAGGTTCAGCAAAGTTTAAATCTTCTGATTGCAATATGCCCTGTCTAAACATTAGGAAGAAACCATTATTCTTACTGCTTAATCCTAAGCCATCATTTCTATGAATCATTCCAAAGTTATTTGTTCTATCTGGATGTTTTTCAAATATAATTTTATTATCTATAAAGTCTGCATTAACAACTTCAAAGTCTCTAGAAATACCATTTATACTTGATGTAAATGCATGTACTAATGGACTTGTAGTTGGTGTATTGATCTCGTATAAGTCTGTTACTATGTTATCGATAGTTCCTGTCTTAACAGGCTTACTAAATCTGTTTACATTTCCAAATGCACTATTTAATATTGTAATAAATTGTTCGTAACTGTCTGAGTTATTTGCGTCATTCCAATTAATTGTTCTAGCCGCTAGTTCGTTACCCAAACTATCTGTTAAAGGTTCTGTAGTTGACATGCTGACAACTTTCATTAGACCACTTGCTCCAATATTTCTTTTTGGATTGTATCCTAATTGTCTAGCAAGTTTATAAACACTATCTTTTCTTTCTGCTGTTTCTAAAAAGTTTTCTCTTGTGTTTACGTCCATTCTAAATGCAATACTTTGTGCCAAGTATGCAAGTAGTTCTATAATAGCAATAAATTCAGAACTCTCAATGTAGTCATTGAAGTTTTCTGGGAAATTGGTTTTAATATAATCTACCATTGCTGAACGCATGGTATCAAAGTCATATGCTTGGAAGTCTACTTGGCTGTATGCCTGATAGGCTACTTCCCAATCTTCCGCCGCAAATAAGTTGTTTTGTCTATTGTTTACTGCCATGTTTAAATCTCTACGTCTGTCCTAGCGAATTCAAGAAATAATCTATCCTCGTCTAGGGTTGGCAAAAATTTTAATTGTACTTGTACTCGTATTAAATGGTCTAAAGTTTGGGTAAAGATTTCATCAATCTGTACTCTTGGGTCTTTGGATATAACCCTTTCCACTTCTTCTTTAACTTCTTCAATAACGTACTGGTCTAGTGGGTTCATTAAAATGTCGTATAATGTTGTTCCAAAGTTAGGTCTCATCACTCGTTCACCTTTTCTTGCTTTTAGTTCATTCATTAAATCTTGTTTAATTAATTCACCGTCAATAAGTGTATAAGGTGCCCTAACCTTCCCTACTGTACTAAACCCTTTGTATATGTTTGCCATACTGATATTTATCACTAATCGTTAAAACTAGTTTTAATACACCACTTTTTGAACAGCTATCAAACGCTGTAGATAAGTACATATAGGAGCAAGATGCAAATCTTGTATTGTTTTACTTTCATTCATAGGGATTATATGAAAAACGTATTAGAACGATTTGAAAATATCGTACAACTTGCGTATTCCGCCAACAAGGATATTCAGTCCAAGGGATACGAAGGAGCCGTAGGTTACGGTCCTAGGTTCAGAAAAATGCTACATAAAAATGGCAAACGGGTTCATTCAATGGGAATATACGACTACTATACTAAAAAGTATGTTTTATTTGAAATGGTTAACATGGTAGGACAAAAGGATAAAATACCTCCTGAGTTCGCACAAATGGAGAAGTTAGTCAAGGATGCCGTTAGCGCCTAAAAAAAATATCGTTTTTGTACACGGTAGTGGTCAAAGCCATCTTAGTTTTAATTTCATAGAGCTATGGTTACCAGAGCATAATTCACTGTGCTTTAATTACAGCACACAAGAAGATCCAGATGATATTGTTAAAAGATTCAAAATGTTATTGGATATACAATTTGACGGAGAACCTGTACATATTATTGCACACAGTTATGGTTGTTTAATAGCATCAGTCATAGCAGAAAAATACAAAAACGTTGAAACATTAATAACACTATCAAGTCCATGGAACGGTTCTAGAACCGCTAAGTGGCTAAACATGGTTTTTAGAGAAAGCAAACTCTTTGCAACCACTAAACCGGGAAGTCCGCTTTTAAAGGCAATTGCCAGTCTAAAGTTAGATTTTCCGATAACTAATATTGTATCCACAGGAACTAAATCGTCAGCAAATGCATTGGCTGGTTTAGGCTCAACTCCCAATGATGGATTACTTACATTGGAAACACAACGAGCTGTACCCCAAGGCTTTACAAATTGCGAAACGATAGATATGGAAGTCAGCCATAATGAACTGCTGATGAGTATGGAAGTCGTGGAACTAATTAAAGAGAAAATTTTCAATGGAACAGCAGATAACCCTTAATAACACATTAGAAGAAGAACTTAGAATTATGCTTGTTGAAAAACAAGTAGAATGTAATGCCTTACGAAGTCAGCTTGACGCTTTGAAAAAAATGGTTGCTGAAGAACAAGAAGGTAAGTACAGAGCTTATATTAAATTTGCAGATTTGCAAAAAGAAATGAGTTCGTTAAAACAAAAAATAAAATAGTATTACGACAGTAATTCGAACTGTTTACGTTTTATGCGTTGTGCCATAATGCCCCAGCCCATTCCATTTGCATCAGGAGTTTCTGATGCTAAGTCAAATTCATCTGGCATGCCAAACAAGTACGCTTCATAGATTCGTCTTTGTTTTAGTGTTTGTCTAAATGTACTATTAGTAACCCACTTCTGTAATAGTTGTGGAATAAGTCTGTTATTTTGTCCTGTTAGCAATGCATCTTTAACTTCACTACCCATCCAATTTGAATGACCAACACTATTACCAAATAACACAGATGCCAACATTGCATTCTTACTCATATTCATTCCACCTAATGTGCCAACCATAAACTTACCGGTGTTACTGAGTCCAGCACTACCTAATTTTTGAGATACATTATTAGTCATGGCATATTTTAAATTGTGTATGATTGTATTTTTAGTTCCGTCAACTGAGTAACTGCCTTTAGATCCTAACACTTTGGATAGTCCGTATTTACCTAGTTCTGCTACTGCTGTATTTTGTATTATATCAGCATACTCGTTGGCTCCTCTAGTCATACCAGGAACTTTATAGTTACTTTGCGGATCTAATATTTTGCCATCGCCGAATATAGTTGCCCCGGAGGCTATTTCGTTTCTATCTAATACATGTCCAAGTCCAACAACTGTATTGCCGCTACTGTTCTTAACTGGTGTAGGTAAACTAGTACCACAACAAGCCAACAGTTTAGCACCAGCATCTGCCATGCCGTTTGAATCCATGTTACCAGCCATGCTTTGTACATCATTTGGAACTGCTTTTAATAAACTTTTCTTATAGTTAGGTGTTGCACCAGGTCCTGGTGCAGGAGTAAATCCTGTTCCAACATCTATACTACCATCTGGTTGAGGTACTGTTGCTGGCACAGTATCTGTTTGTTGGATTGCATTTGTTGGATTGTCTTTTACTGAAGCATCTTGTGATGTCATTTTGCTAGAGTCTTGTGTGAGTGCTGTCGCTGTTGCATGACCAACCCAAGGTTCTCTGGTAGGATTAACTTCAATAATACTTTTAAATTCTGTAGGCTCTCCGTCACGTTCACCGTCTGTGGGTAAGGGATTGTCTTCGCCTGGATTTGCTTCGTCGTATACGAACGCAGGTTTCTCTACACTTGGATCCTCATGTGTTATTTCTGTAAATGCTTCTACCGGCTTAGATTCTTTAGCCTGTTCAGCACTACCTCCATCATTAAGATGCACAGTTGAACCTATTACATTATTTTTCCCACCTGCTTGGGAATTAATTTCTCCACTAGCGTTTTCCATAATTTCAGAACCACTAATAACATGTTTACCAGCAACTAGGATATGTCCGTCGCCGCCTGACTGTATAGTGTATTCATTGAAAGCACGATTGCTTATTAAATTCTCTACATCTAAGTGGGAGTCATGTCCTGCTTTCGTTGTAATGTCGTTACCTGCACTAATTTTTAAGTCACCTGTTTTTTCTGAATATAAACCAGCATTAATATTAATACCTAAGCCGGCTTCTAAGTTTAAAAACTCGTCCGCTCGTATATTAATATTTTTAGTTGCTCTCATGTTTATATTTTCATCACTGAATACATGCACACTTCCGTTTTCAGAAAGTTCTACCCATGCAGTACCTTTGCTGTTAATAACATATATAATACCATTGGTATCATCCATTAGTATTTGATTACCTAATGCTGTTCGTAAACGTATGTGTCGTTGTTCTAACGAATCGTCCATAACAAACTGGTGTCCGCCACGTCTGTTTGTTCCATCTTTTTTGCCTGACTTTAAGCCTGGCTCTTCTGGCCCGGGTGTTAATATGCCAAATACTTGTGAAGGACTTTCTCTCCTAGCACCAGCAGTTGTTGTTCCTCTAATTGGATCGTTTATTAACCCTTGGTCTAAAATTGATTTTGCGAATATGTGATGTAAAGGTCTAGAAGCATTTTTACCGTGACTTGGATCATCTTCTCGTTTATTCTTTTCTGCAACTGGTAAAGGTAAACTGCTACCGTATGTTGTTCCTGAAGGTATACCTGGAACCATGTGTGCCATTTGGTCAGGGAACAAACAACCTATAATAATAGGAAACTTTTTCTTACCATCGCCAAATATAACTAATACAAAGTTGCCTGGATCAGGTGGTACCATCCACATGCCATAGGTCTTCATAGTTTCATCATAGCTCTGTACATTCTTGCCTATCTTCTCACTTGGAGTACTTCCTGCAAAAGGTGAGCTCCAGTATGCATTAAAATAACCAGTGGGGTCATCTCTGTCTTTTGATAACATAGGAATGTAAACAGTAATACGACCACTGTTAGTATCATCTTTTGGTCTAACAATAACTTCGCCTACATATATACCGTGGTCTAATTCGGCGGCTTCCCTCATCTTGTCAGTCTGATTCTTTCTTCTTACTTTAAATTCGTCTGGTGTGTATGGCATTATGGATTACCTCTGTTAGCTTCAAAATCTGCTTGTTGACGAGCATTAGATTCTTCAACCATTCTTGCTATTTCTTCATCGGTCATCGGAGTCTCACCTTCATCTCCGTAATCAACGTCTGTTAGGTTAAATTTACTTATATGTAGAGCAGTATCCTTTGGTGCTTTATCAAAATTCACAGTATACATACCACCACTAAATGAACATGTAGTAGAAACTATTCTGTATACTCCGCTAATAAAGAATGCAGTTCCCATTGATTTCAAATAACCGGGGTTTTCATCTTCATCATCTATGTTTGGATCTCTAACTCTAGGTGTTTGCATCGTGAATAAAAAGAAATTGTCATCACCATTGTTGTATACCATCCCGGACTTCGATGACTCTTCACGTTGGTCATATTCTTCTATGGCTGTCATTTTCTTTTTGCCTTTCATAGCGTCGCTATAACTATTGGGTACACCAAGATAGAAAGGATCGCCTCTTACTTTTAATCCTAGTTCAACTAATATGCTCGAGTCATTAACATTTTGATACATGTAACCAAATAGTGTTGCGGCATTTGTGCCATCACTGGTATCTCCACTAGTTGAAACAATGCTTTGACCTACCATTCGTTTTGTTCTTGCTTCTGGACTTTTGCCATTAGCGGCATTAGCCACCATTTGTTGTCTTCTTTTTCGGTCACTAGCGGAGGCTGTATTTCCAATAACTGTTTCAGATCCGCCCTGGTCGTCTAATAAATCTACACTATAAATATATCCACTTCCTTCTGGCTTGTAGTCACCGACATCTTGTGTGCCGTTATTTGTAGTCCTGCTGTATCCAGGAGTGTAGTTTGCATGTGCTAATGCTTTTGCAGTAGCATTTGTCCTTGATTTATCTTCAACAAACTCCTCATACTCTTTATCAGTCATTCTCAAATCGTCTTTAAGTTTTCTATTAAATTCTGTATCCCCTTTACTGATTTGGTCTAATAGCACACTTTGTTCTGCCGCTATTCTTTCTTTTTCTGCTTTACCAGTTAGATCGCTATCGCCGTCTATGTTTGCTCCAGATTTGTTTGCGTTGGTACTCAAATCACCTAATGTGCCTGCCCCCGGTGCCTGTAGTAAAACTTGTCCTGCATTGTATTGAATATCTGCACTTAATATTTGGTCATTTAATCCTGTGTACAAATAGTGGTAGGCTTTTTTAATGTTTACATTTTTAATAATATTTGTTACTTGTTCTTTCGACAAGTCTTCTTCAGCCGCCGAAGTATTTTGACCGTTTTGTCTTGTATTGTAAACTATTGGCTTGTATGTTATACGCTTTGCATACTTGTTTCTTCTAGAATCAAACTCCATGTATTCTATGTCTGCTTCTATCCGATACCACTTTACAAATGTTTTGTCTAAGTCTAAGCCATCTTCACTTAAAGACGGATCTCTGAAATTACTTTTTCTGGTAGTAGAATTTAAAAAGGAATCACACATAACAAGTGCTGTAGTAAAAAACTGATTCATACTAGTTCCTTCTTTCATATTGATTTGCTGGTCTGTGCCAAAGCCACCGCTTTCTATAGAAATACCACCGTCTAAACTATCTGGGTTATCCTCTAAGGCTTTTTCAAAATCTTCTTTAGTTTTAATACCTTTTGATTCTGCATTAATTAATCTATTAACTTGTTCTGCATTTTTTCTATTGCCTCTATTACTACCATCAACGATGCTAGTGTTTGTTAATACATTTTGTAATTGCGATAAGTCAAAAAGTATCTCATCATGAATCTCTTCTTCTTTGAGATTATCTTCTTTGAACTTCTTAATGTTCTCTTGTAAGTTTTGTGTTATCTCTTCTATTGTTTGACCTTGTACATACATATCTTTAGGAATTTTAAAATTGTAATCTGCGTATGCTTCTGATTGTGCTACAGGGCAATCAAATTCGTATTGGCTACCAGTGTCATCGATAGCAACTGAAACTTTTGCAAGTCTTAGTTGAAATATAAATGGCCCGGTGATATGTGCTGGTGCACCTCCGGCGTCCTCATCGTCGATATCCTCTTGGTAGCCTTTAAATTCTATTGCTAAGAACATAGGTACGTCTGCGTACATGTAATGTCCTAAGTGTGCTTTTGCTATTTGTATTTGGTCTAGTAAGTCTGCGGCTCCTGGTTGTATTAGTGTAAATTGGGCTCTTGTTGCCACTGAATTACCTGTACCTGGGCCTTGTACAAAACTTATATCTAAGTTGTCTATTTGGACACCTGTTACACTTGTCTGTGCAATCACTATTGTGTCTCTTGGTTGGGCCGCCATTGCTCCACGCATCCAGCCGCCATTATCATAACCAGTTTTTGCTGGTATCATATAAAGTTTTAAATTGTATGAAGTATTTTGATATGCATCTAATAGGTTGCCTTCGACATTACCTATGTAGTTGTCCTCATACGTTATCTTAGGTTTTGGTTTGTCTTTTGATTTCTTACTTCTGAATATACCCATCTCTAGCCACTAACTCTATCAATAACATTTCTAGTTGGTAAAAATATTTTTAAACCTGACACAAAATCCTCTAGCGGATCTATTAGTAAGTCTGGGTTTCTTAAAGCAAATACCCACCACAGGTTTACTGTGCCATATAACTTATGTGCTAATAAATCAGGTCTTTTGTCATACCTAGATTCTATTGTATAGAATTCGTCACCAATTAATTTAGGTATTTTAGGTAAGGTATTTAAATCAAGGTAAAAATCTGTTACCTCTGCATTTCTGAGAAAACTGTTATTGTTGTGGAAGTTTGCCATTAAATAAATCCGTCCTTATACGACTTACCACTTGAAAATCCTTGTAAGTCAAATTTCTTTCTAAGTTTCTTATATGTGTACTGTGGTGCCATTTCTATCATTATGTCTGTTTCAACGGGCATGTATGTTGTTGTTTCGCCGTTAGCGCCTTTGTATTTAACTGGAACATAGTCTACTCCGTCTGGGAATTGGAAGTTATATGAACGTATCACAACTGGTACCCTATTAAAACCAAATTCTCCTAAATATTCAAATAACATTACTGGAGGAGGTGTACCATATGTACCTGCTTCTACGGATGTATCTCCAAAGAAGCCCTTAGTAACACTTCTCAAAAAATGGAATACTGCTAATAGGTATTGTGCTTCTTCTGTTGTATTGGCTGTCCAACTACCTTGTAACGGTAGTGTAGGGGGTCTACTATTGATGTATGTGTAAAACGGATAATTGGAACCATGCTGTGATGCTTCATTATATTCCGTCGATGCTTGTAGATATAAGTTAGGTGTATACGGAAATACTATACCGCCCCTATCTTTGAGAGGTTGAAGTATAGACTTTTGCGGATTCCCTTTGGCATCAACTAAGCCATATGCCCAGTCTTCTCCGCCTTTCTTAGGTCGAATTCTTGCTCGCCAATCTTTATTCTTAAAATTTGTCCGGTCATCAGTCTCAGATGTAATAACTGTTGTATTAGTTGCGTACCGGCCTCTATAATCTATTAAGCCTTCGTCATTTGCCATAATCAATATCTCCTACTTGTATTTATCAGATAAATAATAACATACTTTAATTATTATAGTCATTTAACAAATAAGTTGACAAACGCTTATAAATGTGTATAATACAATATAAACGAACTATAGTTTTGAGGAGAAATTTTATGGTGCAACCGAAGAGAGTGAACTATCTTAATAATAAAGATATTCTAAAACAAATTCATAGAAGCAAGTTATCTTACTGTTGTGTAACAGATGACAACTTTGCTAACGTCGACTTAATAGTTGACGATGTTAAGAAAATTAACAAAACAGCAATTAAACAAGCACAGGCTAACAAAGCCGCCAAGATGCAAACACTTGCATATCAAACTGCAATAGCAGAAGGCAACTTTACTAAAAAGCCTAAACAAAAAGAATTTGCAGTTGACCCTGCATCACTACTTGTAGACGAGTTAGTGTTTAGGGTTATGACATTTGAGCATATTCCAGATGAGCCAGGTCGAAAGAAAACATGTAAAACAGTTGCTGACACAAAAGCAAAGGTAAACTTTCCACCATTCAAACATTACATACTAGATAGTGCTGGTGTTAATCCTAGAGAAGTAGTAAGAAGTCATTGGGTAGGTGGACTACACAATGGGCATTTTAGTGTGGACCATGGAACTATTAGTAATGAACTAGGAAAGATGTTTATGAAATTAGTAGAGCGTTATAGTCAACGTGGTAACTGGCGAGGTTACACTTATGTTGATGAAATGCGTGGTACTGCATTAGTGCAACTATCACAAATTGGTTTACAATTTAACGAAGCAAAATCAGATAATCCATTTGCTTATTATACGGCTACTGTTAATAACAGTTTTACTAGGGTACTAAACTTGGAAAAACGTAATCAAACTATCAGAGACGACATTTTAATTGAACAAGGACATCTACCAAGTTATGGACGACAAATCCAACATGAGAATGAACTCAAAGAAATGAGAGCTCAAGCTGAAACTGAAGTAGAAACCGCAAAAGAGTAAAACTATACATGGCAAACCTTTTTGAAAGGGCCGCATGTTTTACTGATATACATTACGGCTTAAAACAAAATAGTAGACAACACCTTAAAGACTGTCACGATTATGTTGACTGGTTTATTGCAGAAGCCAAGGCTCGAGATTGTGAGACTTGTGTTTTCTTAGGTGACTGGCATCATCATAGAGCAAGTATAAACATTGCAACTATGAATGCAACTATCAGAGATTTAAAGAAACTAAACGATAACTTTGAAACAGTATATTTTATTACTGGTAATCACGATTTATATTATAGAGAAAAACGTGACCTTAACAGTATTGAATTTGCTAGAGACTTAGAAAACTTTGTAATGGTAGACGAGCATTTTCTTAAAGATGGTGTTGCAATTATACCATGGCTAGTAGGTGACGAGCATAAACTGTTAAACAAAGTAGATTGCAAATATATGTTTGGGCACTTTGAACTTCCATACTTTAAAATGAATGCAATGGTAGAGATGCCTGACCATGGTGGAATCAAAGCATCAGACATTAGTAATCCCGAGTATGTGTTTAGTGGACATTTCCATGCTAGACAATACAAAGGCAATATACATTATATTGGTAATGCATTTCCACATAACTATGCTGACGCTGGCGACAATGAACGTGGTGCTATGTTCCTTACTTGGGGCGAAGAACCTGTGTACGTTGATTGGCCCGACTGTCCCAAATATATAATGATGGGATTACGAGAATTGCTTACTAAACCTGAAAAGTATTTGGATGAACATACACATGCAAGGATTAAACTAGATGTTCCTATAAGTTATGAAGAAGCAAACTTTATTAGAGAAACATTTGCAAAACAATTCAATGTTCGAGAACTGCAACTTATTCCTGTTAAAGAAGAGGAAGAAGCATTTGAAGGAACAGAGATTACATTTGAAAGTGTAGACCAAATTGTTATTAGTCAACTTGAAACTATCGAAAGTCAATTAGTAGACAAAGCAAAACTTATAGAACTATATCGGGATATTATTGTTTAATGTTAAAGATTAAAAACGTAACAGCAAAGAATTTTATGAGTGTGGGTAACAACCTACAAGCAGTTCAATTTGATACTGACTCGCTAACACTTGTACTAGGGCACAACTTAGACTTGGGTGGAGATGGTAGTAGAAATGGTACAGGTAAGACTACTATCATTAATGCATTAAGTTTTGCATTATATGGCGAAGCACTTACAAACATTCGTAAAGATAATTTAATAAACAAAACAAACGGCAAAGGAATGATTACTACTGTTGACTTTGAAATCAATGGTACAGAATATAGAATTGAACGAGGAAGACGTCCTAACATACTTAGGTTCTTTATTGATGGAACAGAAGCCGCTGACAATGAACAGCAAGGTGACATGCGTGAAACACAAAAAGACATAGAACGTATAATTGGCTTCCCACATTTAATGTTCAAACATTTAATTGCACTCAACACTTATACTGAACCTTTCTTAGGTATGAAAGCAAATGACCAACGAGATATGATTGAGCAGTTGTTAGGTATAACAGAAATAAGTTTAAAAGCAGATGTACTTAAAGACAGATTAAAAGAAACAAGAGACAGAATAAAGGACGAAGAGTCTAGAATAAAAGCAGTAACGAATGCAAACGAACGTGTTGGCAAGAATATTGTTGACATTGAAAACCGAGGCAAGGCTTGGGTAACGCAACATGGCGACAAAGTAAATAGTTTACAAACTAGCCTAGATGCATTACAAGAAACAAACATAACTATGGAACTAGAAAACCATAGACAGATACAAGACATTAATCAAAAGTACACAAAGATACAAGGGCTTGATAGCGAACTTAAAACATTACAGACAAGTCTAAAACGAAATGAGAAAAATTTAGAAACATTTGCAAATAATATTGCACTAGCAAAAGAAGGTACTTGTCCTAGTTGTGGGCAAGATACTGCACACCTAGAAACACATGAAGAATACACTCAAGAACTTTACGATAAAATTAAAGAAGAAGAAGTTTACAAACTGGAATTAGATACAAAAGTTTTTGATTGTGAAACCCAATTGAAAGAGTTAGGTGACTTGCCTGAGACTCCTATTACATTTTACACTAACATGGAAGATGCACTAGGACACATGCATAATGTGGCTACTCTAAAAGAACAAATCGAAGAAAAGATTAAAGAACAAAATCCATACACAGAACAAGTTGCTAGTCTTAAAGAAAGTGGACTGGAAGAAATTAGTTACGATTCAATGAACGAGCTAACTTACTTAAAAGAGCACCAAGAATTCTTACACAAACTATTGACCAACAAAGATAGTTTTATTAGAAAGAAAATTATTGACCAAAACTTACAATACTTAAATTACAGACTAGGACATTACTTAGATAAACTTGGCTTACCGCATGATGTTAAATTTAGTAGTGACCTTAGTGTAGAAATTACAGAGTACGGCAGAGACTTAGACTTTGATAATCTAAGTAGAGGTGAACGTAACAGACTTATACTAGGTATGAGTTGGGCGTTTAGAGACATTTACGAAAGTCTCAACCAGCCTATGAACTTGATGTGTATCGATGAACTAGTAGATAGTGGCATGGATACTACTGGTGTTGAAAATGCATTAGCAGTTCTTAAAAAGATGGGAAGGGAAGCCAACAAAAATGTATTCCTTATTTCTCATAAAGAAGAACTACAAGGCAGAGTAAACAATGTGTTGTATGTTGTTAAAGAGGGCGGATTCACATCATACTCAAACGATATTGAAATACTAGATCCGGAGAGTGATGTTTATAGATTCCAAATTAAGACATGAGCAATAAGAAAGTACCTGTTGAGGTCATCAACGAAGTTGAAAAATGGCAATCCACTAACTTTACACAAAAAAGTAATAAACCATTAGACCAATTATTAAAAGAATATGAATATTTTGAATTGGCAAACAACGGTGATGTGTGGAGTAAACAACTTTTAAATAAACACATAGACCCAAATAAGCCAATAACTATATTCGAATTAGGCACAGGCATAGGTTCAGGCACAGTTTGGATGAGTGAGAATTTATGTCTACATCCTGATAGTGTTATACACTCAGCAGGCATAGACCCACAGCAAGGTATAGATAATTATGCTAAAACTCGATTAGAAAATTATAACAATGTTGTTTTCTATAACGAGTATGGAAATGCTGTAATCAAACGATTAGGTATAATGTATGACATGATATACATTGACGGTACACACAGATATATGCCTACATTAACCGAAGCAAAGATTTCATTAAAACATTTAAAAGAAGATGGTATAATTGTGTTCGATGATTATGATCCCGGCTGGCCCGGTGTAGTACAAGCAGTAGACGAGTTCGTAAATATGTACAAACTAAAATTAGAGAAAATAAGTAACACACAAGTATTAGTAACGAGATTAACAAATGTGTGATTGGACCTACAAAGGTAAATTAGTAGAAAGCATACCAGAACAGTATGAAGGTTTTGTGTATTTAATTACCAACACCACCAATGGCAAAAAGTACATTGGTAAAAAACTAGCAAAGTTTAAAACTACTAAGCCTCCACTAAAAGGCAGAAAGAACAAAAGGCGTGGTCACAAAGAATCCGACTGGCTAACATATTGGGGTTCATCGGATCACTTGAATGCTGATGTATTAACCCTAGGCGAAGATGCATTTACTAGAGAAATTTTACACTATTGCGAGAGTAGAGGTGTAATGAGTTATGTAGAAGCAGAGCTACAATTCAAACACAAAGTATTACTTTCCGATGACTATTACAACGGAATTATTAACTGTCGCATAGGTGGTTCAGAAATACTTAAGGAAAGTCTCAAGAACAGATAACTATTTGCTGATACAACAAGTAACGGCACACAATAGACACCCAGTCAAACTAACACAGAAACACATAGGCACAGCACCGCCCCGTCGAGGATAAATTCGATGCTCTTGAGGTTTATTAAGTAATAACTTAGTACGCTAGAACTGAGTTGCTGTCGGCAAGATACAAACACGACACAGTATTGAAAGAATGAGTGCTCTGAGAAAAAGCAACACTCGAATTGAGTATAATGAACTTTACAAGTTATAGTCAGTTTCCGTGAGATTCGAGATGGTAGTGTATGGGGACAAAAAGCTCACCGGTTCCTGATAGCACCCACGTTAAAGATGATGATGCATCACTTGATGACATTTGATTGATTCTCCTTGCTTAAGGAGAATTATGACTCAACATACTTGATAACTTCTTTAATATTAAAAATATTAAAGTTATAAAAAAACTATCTTACAATAGAATGAATATCATGAAATGATATGAATGAAAGCAGTAAGGTAAGACACGAAGTGTCTATAAAGTGTTTTAAAATATTCTAGAGTTTACTAATTGACTATATGTTTTATTCCAATTAATGGTTAAAAACTTCATAGCAAGTTCGCTAGTATTATTACATCCATGTGGTTTACTGGTATCTAATAAAAAGTATTCATCTGGTTGTATGTTCACAGTCTCTAAGACGTCGTTATTGCTGTGTTTTATCACAGCAACGTTATTACCCACATTGATTAGAAGATTGCTTCTACGCCCATAAGCGGTGTCTGTGTGTAGTGCTAATTCTGTACCAGGCTCTACCCATTCTATTCCCACGCCATCATCCTTTTTTAGGTCGAATTCTTCACAAAATGCTTGTGGTAATGGCGGTGCTACATACTGTAACTTAGTGAGTTTCTGCTGTAATTGACCCTCATCCAGGGTTAATGAACGTGCATTTGCCCTTAATATGTCCACGATTGCTGTATACTTACTCATGCTCATATTTAACAAAAAATGCCAATATTTCTGGAAAAAAAGGTTGACTTCCACCCCAATTAGTCGTATAATAGTTCTATATTAAGTAAAAAGTTGTAGGAGACATTATGTACAAGATATACCAAATAAGACTAGCAGACGAAGTAACTGACTTTGTTAATTCAAATGACCACGGTCATACAGGTGCATCGCACAAATACCCAATATACGAAGCATACATGAGATTAAATCATGGTAATGACTTGGAGTTTAACAATGCAGACTTTGGGTTTTATACCCAAGTGTGTGCAGTTATTAAAGATGCTGGACTGCAAAGTGATGGCGAAAGATGGGCAGTACTTAATTTAGAAGATGTATTTGCAGTTCTAAATGGTAGATACTATGATGAAGACACTGGCGAAGATTTAGTGCATGATGCACACGTTAGTGGTTACACTATGAAGTCAGGTATGACAAAGAATGGTACTACTTACTCAGTTAGAAACATGCGTTCATTGAGCGTGGGTGACATTGTAGAAGATACTGACAACGGTACTTTCCATATGGTTGCTGGAATGGGTTTCCAGGATATTACAGTACAGGTTAAGAACTTTGCTGAAACTACACTAGAGACTGCATAACATGAATAACACTAATATAAAACGAGACATTTACACGCACGGTGGTGCTTATGACCGAGGTACTGCTGACAGTTATTATGGCAGAACCAAAAATCCTCATTACTACCCATTGGGCACTTACAATGGTGACAGAGTAGAACAAGCTGATATGACATTAACACAAATAGATTCATATAACCTAGGCTTTGATGAGAACGAGGCTGATGGTAACTTTAAGGATTGGGGATGATAGATATATTACAAGAAACTACTGACTGGGGCAATTATACTGTCGGCAATGGCATATATCATATTAACGGTGCTGGACAATTGGTTGCGTATCAACCCAATTCAGAAACTCCATTAAAACAGTTCAAGAATCCGCTTAAACAGTTCTCTAAAAGTAGACGTAAGTTTACAAAAATTGGAGCATACCCAGAAGTTCATAACGATCCTAAAGTGATTATTGTGAAAGGTTCAAAAGGTAATGAGTATACTGTAGACACAGACAAAGGCACTTGCAGTTGTCCTGGTTACACTTACAGGGGGAACTGTAAACATGTTAAAGCATATTCTTAAGAACTTAGCAGATATTACTATTATAGTTTTATTGGCATTCATTATATATCAAGGAGCATCATGAAATTGTTTAATTTATGTATTATAATAGCATCATTGGGCTTAGGCGCATGTGCTAGTGGCGGTGGTTCTTCTGGCGTTGCGCCGGTCGTCGCTGTCGCGCCGCAAACTTCTACCCCCACCGACCAACGTGTAGCATTTGACAGTTGGGTAGATACTTATACTGGTAGTAATGGTGAAGTAACAGTAGCCTACAACATGACTAATTACACTACTACTGGCTTACCTGCTAAAACAGACAAGTTTTATATTGAAGACTATGGCTTTTTTAACACTACCATTACTGGTACTACTAATAGAACTGGTGGCGGCATTGAAGGCACAAGTGCTACAAACTTTATTCAGAGTTACAATGTACTTGAAAGCGATATCAATGGTGACGGTCACATGGACTATTATATGTTCCATTGGGCAGGTGACCATGTTAATGACGGCTTCCTTCCTGAAAGTAATGTGTTTGCATGGATTAATGATGGTGAAGGACATTTTACAATGGACCAGTCTGTGTTTGCAGATGGCACTCCATGTTTTATGGGCACCGGTTGTGCAAACAACGAATCACATACAGGTATACTTGTAGATGATTTTAATGGTGATGGTATGGACGATATATTTCAGAACCAAACGTTCCTATTAAGCAATAACGGAAAACTACATAACCAAACTGGCTTTGCAGATGATTTATTTGCATCATGTTATGATGGGTGTTGGGCACATGATGCCGCCAGTGGAGATGCTGACGGTAATGGCACTACAGATATTTTCTTGCCTATATGGGATAAAAGTTCTGATGAAAGCGAATGGCAGTATGGTTATCTTCCATGGGCTATGTTATTAAACGATGGTGCTGGTAATTTTACTGTAAACAGAAACTTTCCAGATGTTGGTTCTCCATATGATTCCAACTTTGCTACTACGGCTGTTATTGCCGACTTTGATAATGACGGATTCGGTGATGTTGCTGTTGGTTGGCAGAAACCCGGAGAACACACTATAGCAAATGATGTTGTTAATAGTGCCGGAGCAGTATTTTACAATGATGGTACTAATGATTGGAGAAACAGAATTGTTGCTCTCCCGGCAAACTACTTTGGAGCAAATGGACTTGCAAATGATATGCAGGCATTTGATTTTGATGGTGACGGTTTTATTGATATTGTGTTAGCAAGTACAAAACATGATCCTTATTATGACGGTAGGTATGTACAGTTTTTTAAAAACGTAGATGGCACAACTTGGTCAGATGTAAGTTCAACTGCTAATCCTAATACAACGTATGCAAATGGATTAAACAATGGTTACTGGAATGGCGATGGTAATCTAGCACTTGTAGACTTTGACCACGATGGCGATATGGATATTGTTGACCAAGTAAGAGGTACATACGCATTAATTAATAATGGCGATGGCACATTTACTTTGTATGACGACTTCCCACAGTTTAATGATAGAGACAAAATGTTTGCTGTAGAACTTGATGGAAAATTTTGGTACGACTTCATAGGTGGTACAAAAACAACAAACGGTGCTGACACAGAAACACTTACATTTTTCCAAGTATTAGATCCACCTAGCATGAGCGAAATGGTAAATGATATTGCAACTAAGCCACAAGGATATGCTACAACTGTATTTGAAACTAAACTGTTATTTGATGACATTAGACGTCAGTCACGTGGCACATCAGTATTTGCAAATGTCAAAGAAGGTAGTAACATACTAGGCTTTAATAAAGACTTTGATAATGGCTTAGGCTTTATGATACAAAAAGCAGAAGGTTCAAACAATGCAACGGCATTTACAGTAGACCATCAGAAAGATAGATGGCATACAGGTTTTACATACATTGAAAATAAACTACAAGCACAGAATAAAACTATGTGGTTTGGTACTGGTAATGCAGATTTAGAATATACTACTATGAGCCAGTTTGTTGAATACTTGGCACCTATTAAAAAGAATATGTTTACAAGTGTAGGATTTGAGATAAGCACCACAGACGTAAAAGGCTTTACAGAACAGTTCAGTGATTACAATGTAAGCGTCGATGGCTTCACTACAAACGATGCTAAGGTGTTTGCTGATATAAACTACCACATGAAATCTACACTAGGCTACACGCTGTTTACTGCTGGAGTTGACCATTATCAATCAATAAGCAAAAGCACTATTAAGTTTGCAGATATATTGAAATACGATTTCAAAGAAGAAATGACAGTTGGTAAAATTAGTTTACAGCACAACTGGAAAGCATTCTATATTAAAGGAAACTTTAATACAGAAAACTTAAATAGTTTAGAACTTGGATTTAATTTAACTTTTTAACAATCCCGATAGTGATTGGCTGATGCAATGGGACGCCTGAGATAAGCAAGACTATCATACAATGAAAGATATAATATGAGAAAAAGAGTTGTTAAAAAAAGAACTAGCAGACGTGCTAGTTTTTTTATGACTTATTCACCAAGTTCTTCTTGATCCACACTCTTATCACCACTCTTAATTTTGTTAAATTTGTTTAATGTTTTAATAAGATACTCACGCTCAATAGGCGACAATTGCCACGCTTCAGAATATGAAACGGCACCTTCACTATAGATAGTGAGTTCTGCAACCTGCTTCAGAATAAGTTTTTGGTCTCTATCGAGTCCGCCTAGGAACCTTGAAATCGCTTCAGGTTCGGCTGTGCCTAGGAACCCGTGAAAAAATTTACAGGATCGAAGTTAATAGGTGCAGTATATGAATTTTTACATTCTTCATTCTCACACTCTACTGCTACTTCGTTTTTTACACCCTTTGCATTTACAGTATTGATAAATTCTTCAATTTCTTTACCAGTACCGTTATCTGTGTTTTCTAAAAACTCTCTGATAATACCTTTATCGCTAATTTGAATTTGCTTGCCTTCTGCATCCGTGTAATAGATATTTTTGATGCTATCAATTAAAAGCTCAAAGTTTAAATCTGCAAGTTTAACAAAACTTTCGTTAAATGCACTTAATCTATCCATGTCGTTTGACATTTCTGAAATACTTTGCATACTTCTTGTACTTTGAAAACTGGCTACACCGGCTTTAATAGTGTTAGCATAACTAAAAGGTAGTGCTGTAATTCTTAAACCATTTGAAATATCGATGTCGTATTCATTCTCTATTTGTTCCATGGATGAAAGACTTTCTTCAACACTTATGTTTACATTAGTAATTGTTTTACATTCTGGACACTCAGCATTAACTTCAACTAAGTCTCCTCCACTTGCTCCTCTAATAGCAATTAGTAGTGCATCAACATCAGCACTAAACAATTTTTTAGGTTGTTTAACTTCTGGTACACAACTTTTAATTAAAGTAGCAACGGCTTCACCGTTAAGTAAAGCATCTGGATTCTTAAGTACTAACTCATCCTTTGTAGTCATTGGATAAATTGCAAATTCACCGCTCTCAGGTATAGTTATTACATCAGCATCATAGAACTTTCCACTAGATGGAATATTTGTCCATAGTTTAGGTGCTCTAAAATAAGCACTTAATGGATTTTGTATTTGCTCTGTCATTTAATCTCCTGATTATTATATGAATTAAAACAGTATTTATTACTATTCATTAACACTAGTTATAATTATTAGTAACCTATCAGACTCATTATATACAGTTTTAATGAATAGTGATAAATATCAGTATGGCACAAATTACTTTAAACCTAGCAGACGGCAGTACTATTACAGTACCCGAATGGGCATTAGAAACTACCCAACAAGATGTACTTAAAGAGATTGGTAAACTTGTTAAAACTACAGGTGGTACTACAGCGGCACAAGAAAAAGCCACTACAGATGCAAAAAAACTTTTAACACTAGCACAGAAAGAAGCCAAAGAAACTAAATCTGCTAATAAAGAGCAAGAAAAACGAGATGACAAGCAGTATAAGTTAGACCAAGAACATAAAGCATCATTGGATAGCCTGTCTGATGAGATGAAAAAGTTTAAAGCAGACAAGAACAAATCAAACTTTGATAAAATTATAGATGACTTTGAAGAAACTGGCGAACAAGTTGGACGTTCATTATTATATATGGGCGAAAAGGCAGTTGCTGGTGGTTTAGCCATTGCAACTTCCTTAATAGGCGGATTAACGTATGTTAGTCATGCATTATTAGGGGCAGGCGATACTTTAAACCAACTAAGTGATGTTGGTGTTGGAATGAATGGCACCTTTGCTGGAGTGGCCCAAAATGCTACAGCCGGTATTGCCGGATTGGCAGGACTTACAGGAAGTTTTGGTGCGGCGGCAGACTTAATAAAAAATAGTTCAAGTGTAGTTGCTACACAAGGCTTTGGCAGATTTACAGACTCAATGAAGTTTGCATCAGACGTGTCAGAAGAATTAGGCATGAGCTTCGAAGACAGTATGGACAAGTTTGGAGATGCATTGAGCAGAAGACAGAATTCAATGAACTTACAAAACGTTGGACAAGGTGCATTAAACAGAACTATACAAACCACAATTAAAAGTCAACGTACATACAGTATGGCACTTGGTATTAGTTCAGAACATTTAGAGGCGTTTGTTGACTCTCTAACTAGAAATAACGGACTACTTAATTCAACATTATTAGGTATGAACGATAGCATTAGAAATGATGTGATGGGTGGTATAGAAGTATTTGCAAGTGGTATGGCTGGTTTAGGTGGACAAGCAGGTGAAGGAATTGCACAGGCATTTACTGAAGCGGCATCAGCCGGTGCTATAGGACTTAGTGATGAAGCAGTAGGCTATATCACAGCACTACCAAGTTTAGCAGGACCAATGAACGAATACATTAGTGCGGTACAAAACGGAACACTTAGTCAGTCACAAGCACAAGACATGGTTGGAGATTTAACAATGAGCTTGGGCAATTTAAGTCAAGGCGAAAAAGCAAGGGTTAAATCATTAGCGGCAATTGGTGACCAAAACGCACAGGCATTAGCAAATGCCATAACGCAATTTGAACAAAGTGAAGATAAGATGAAAGAACTTAACAAGCAGTTAGGTACAGCATTTGATATGGACACAGTTCAAAAAGGCACAAACGAATTTAATAAAGTATTGAATCAAGCCAAAGGCGGATTCAGTAATATGTTCTACAGTTTATTCAGTAACCCAGAAATTACTAAAGCATTATCAGATGGTATGAATGATATTTTAGAAATATTCGGTTTTACTACAGACTCAGTAGGCAGTAAAGCAATGGACATGAGCAAAACAATTGAAAAATTTGTTCCAATAGTTAAAAGTGTTGTCCAAGGCATGGTAAATGTATTTAAAGATGTTGCAGAATTTTTTGCAAAATACATAAATGCAGACGGTATGGATTTTGGCGGACTAATAAGTGCTATGCTTGGCAAAGCACTCAAAGGCATTGTTAAGTCATTGCTGTATGCAATACCAACATTTATATTGGCTATATTTGCCGTTGGATATGCAAAATCAATATTTGCAAGTGTCCTTTTACCAAAAATGACTTCATTTATGGATGGGTTATTTGCAGGAGCAGGCAAAACGGCAGGCTCTTTGGCAGAAAGAACCAAAGGCTGGTTAGGTAAAATGTTTAAAGGCGATCCTTCCCAACTGACCAAAGGCGGCATGCGTGATATGAGATTTACAGCCAATAAGGACTTTGCCAGTTCTAAAATGGGAAGAATACAAGAAGCGGCAGGTAAGTTAAAAAACAAAGTGATGCCCGTAGATGGAAAAATAGCCGGAGCGGCTGGCAGATTGAAGGCAGGCATTGCTGGAAAATTTGGCGGAGGCGCCGACGGCGCGGCAGGCGTTCTAAAAGATGTAGAAAACAAGGGTTCTAAAGTAACAAAAGATATTGGTAAAAAATTAACCGGTGGCGGTAAAAGTGGTGGCTTCTTAAAAACTATAGCAGACGGTGTTGCCAAATTTGGAAACAACAAAGTTATTAAAGGAGCGGCAAGTTTAGCCTTACTAGGTGGTGCAATAGCATTAACGGCAATAGGTTTAAAACAATTTAACGAAGTAGACTTTACTTCTATTATAAAAGGCACAATAGCATTAACTGGATTAGTACTATTAACTAAATTACTAGGCAAAGGCTCAACAGCAATGATGAAAGGTGCGGCGGCAATTGCCCTATTAGGACTTTCAGTTGTTCCACTAGCATTTGGACTTAGATTAATGAACGATGTTGGCGCAGGTACACTATTTGTATTAGCCGGCGGCTTAACTGTATTGGGTATAGCAGGTGCGGCAATAGGCTCATTCCTACCATTAATGTTAATGGGTGCAGTTGGTATCGCGGCATTAGGTGCCGCAATTATACCATTTGCAATAGCAATGAAAATAATGGATGGCGTTGGTATGGCCACAATAGGTACTATGGCGTCAGGTATGACTGCATTAGGTTTAGCGGCGATAGGCTTTGGATTAGCGATGCCATTTATATTAATGGGCTCTGTGGCAATGGCGGCATTAGGTATAGCACTTATTCCTTTAGGTCTAGGACTTAAAATAGTAAGCTCGGCTTTACCAAGTTTTGTAGAAGCAATGGACACTATGTCATCAATTGATGGCAAAGGCATGTTAAGTACAGCAGGCGGAATGGTAGCACTAGCGGGTGCAATGGCATTAATGGCACCTCTATTACCACTAATATTAATTGGTGCAATGGCGGCACCAGCTCTCAAGTATATGGGCGAATCATTACAAGCATTTAATAATGTAAACTTTGCCAACCTTGCTATGGCAGGCATTGGCATGAAAGCAATAGCAGAAGGCATGGCGGCTATGAGCGGCGGTTCATTAAAGTCAAGTATGATGGACGGTATAGGCAGTTTCTTTGGTGCAGACAGTCCTATAGACAAACTAAAAACCTTTGTAGAAGGATTTGAAAGTCTTAATCTTGATGCAATTCACTTAACAGCAGATGCATTATCAACATTAAGTGATACACTATTTGATTTATCTTATTCAATGAGTGGAGCGGCACCAGAGTTTGAAAAATTAGCAAAAGCAATGGACACTATATCAGCAGGCTCATTAGTTAAGATGGCGGCTATTAAGGCAATGGGTGCCTTAGGACTAGGTGGCATAAGCGATGGAGCAGTTGCACAAGCGTCAGCAAAACCATCAACTCCGGCAATAGTAGGTACTACTGTAGGTGGTTCGATGGGACAAGCACCAATGGATGGTGGCGCCGGCCCAGGCATTTTTGCGCCAATGGGCGGAACAACTAATACTCCAGTAACAGCGGCACAAAACTTTATGTCGGCATCGTATGGTCAAGATGATGACGACTTTGGCGATGCTATTACACCAACTGCAAAAGAGATGAAAAAAGCCAGCACAGGACCTGTAGATCCAGAAGATGAAAAGGATTCTATGACCATAATGGCAGAACTTATGCATAGACAGTTAGAAGTTCAGCAACAACAACTAGCAATATCCAAAAAACAAAACCGTAACATAGAAGGCTTAGAAATCTAGTTACCAGTTTTAAGTTGACTTAATTCCTAAATAGTGATAAATACATACATAATAAAGAGGAATCTATGGCAACTTGGCGTAAATATTTTAACAGCAATGGCAATGCAGGACTACCAGTTAATGTAACAGGTACTCAGACAGATGGCTATGCTACAACTCACTCACGATATTCCAGTTGGCTACCAGAAGTATATGCTGGCTCGCCTAACAGACTGATGAGGTATATCCAGTATGATCAAATGGATAATGATTTGGAAATTAATGCCGCTTTAGATATCTTAGCAGAGTTCTGTACGCAGGACGATGATTACACTAAACTACCTTTTGTATTTAAGTTTAACGAAGACCCAAGTGAAACTGAAATGAAAATTTTAGATAAAACATTGGATCAGTGGACTAACTTAAATGACCTAAGACGTAGAGCATTTAAAATGGTAAGAAGTACTTTAAAGTATGGAGACCAATTTTTTATTAGAGATCCAGAAACGTATAAACTGTTTTGGACAGATCCTGCAAACGTAGAAAAAGTTGTTGTAAACGAAAGTAAAGGTAAAGACATTGAATGTTATTACATTAAGAACTTAGAAGCCAACTTTGATGAACTAACGGCAACTAGTGCCGCTAGAATACATGCAAGACCTTACGGAGCCGGCGGCGGAATGTTATCAGGCGGTAACATTGGAGCAAGTGCTGGTAACTATCAAACTAATACAGGCGACACAGGTGCTAACTACGGTAGCCCAGTAGATGCTAGTCATGTTGTACACATGAGTTTAACGGAAGGTATGGATCATAACTGGCCCTTTGGTATTAGTATCCTCGAACCAGTTTTTAAAGTTTTCAAGCAAAAAGAATTACTTGAAGATTCAATAATTATTTACAGAGTGCATAGAGCACCTGAAAGAAGAGTGTTCTTTATTGACGTAGGTAACATGCCTCCTCATAAAGCACAACAGTACTTAGAAAGAGTAAAATACGAAGTACAACAAAAACGTGTTCCTAACAAAAACAAAGCAGGTGAGAATGTTGCAGATGCGGCATACAATCCAATGAGTATGTTAGAAGATTACTTCTTTGCTCAAACGGCAGATGGTCGTGGTAGTAAAGTTGACACATTACCAGGCGGTGATAACTTAGGTGAGATTGACGACTTAAAATACTTTAATAATAAACTATTAAGAGGATTGAGAGTACCAAGTTCTTACTTACCCACAGGACCAGATGATGGAACAGCACAACATAATGATGGCAAAGTTGGAGTTGCATACATACAAGAATTCCAGTTTGCAAAATATTGTGAACGTTTACAAAAACAACTTATTAGACAACTAGATAGAGAGTTTAAACTATTCTTAGCACACAGAGGAATAGACATTGAGAACAGTACATTTAGTTTAGAATTTACACCACCTACTAACTTTAGTAGTTACAGAGAATTAGACTTAGATACCCAACGTGCAACACTATTTGGTAGTTTAGAAGCAGTACCTTATCTATCACAGCAGTTTAAACTTAAGAAATACTTAGGATTAACTGAAGAAGAAATGAAGGATAACGAGTTCTATTGGAAACAAGAGAATAAATACAATAGTGATGGTGCTATACCACAACAAGACAACGTAGGATTAAGGAATGTTGGAATACAAACTCCGCCAAGTTCGGACTTTGATTTAGATGCTCCTGTAGAGGATATACCAGATCCTTCCATGGACGTTGATACACCAGACGTGCAAACAATGGGACCACAAGGTGGCCCAGAATTAGGACCCGGAGCAAGTGACATATAATGAAACTAAACGAATTTTATAATCCAGAAAACGACAAAGCCGATATGAGGGACTTTGATGATACTCGTAAAGGTAGACTTACTCTCGCGGCATTAAACAAACTCCGTAAATACAGAGAACTTAAAAAAGCAGAAAACATAGAGCATGAAGATTTTGCTTCTGTAATGTATTCAAAACCAGCCCAAGCAGATACCGGCGGCTTCTAACTTGAAACTCGCGGTATGCGGATGCTCATGGTCCAGTCGCGATAAAATCCATCCCAACATTGAATTCGGGCAATTTATAGCAGATTACTTTGATGCAGAGTATCATAATTTGGCTATAGAAGGCATGTCTAATTTTGGTATACGTTTACAAATAGACTATGCAATAGATGTACTTAAAGCAGACTTTGTTATTATAAATGCTACAACGGCTACTAGAGTAGACTTAAAATTACCCAGCGATGAATATCAAATTGTAGATGCTATAGCAAAACCAATTGGAGAATTCCAACGATATGACCATCGACAAGGATGGGATAATATAGACAAAACGTTTATAGCAGATAGCCTAGGCAGTATTTTTGATGAAGATTTAGACAAGTCTTTTAATAACAATCACAGAGTTACACATTTAAGTAAAGTATTTAATGAAAAGAATCATACTGTTTTTAAGCAACACTTTTTAAATTTTTATGACTCGGATATAGAACGACATAAGCAGTATTACATACTGCAAAGCGGATTAGATAGGCTTACTAAAACCAACACACAGTTCGTTTTTAGCCCTAATACATTTGAGTGGGCAGAAGGTATGACTATGTCTAACTCTTTGTTAGAGTACAGTTTAGAGCCATTTAAATGGGATATACCTGACGAAAACATACTTAATCCAGGCATATCAGAAACACTACATACATGTGATAATGTGTATGGAAGTTGGGAAAACAGTCCTGGCACAGAGATGTCAAACCATCTACCTATAGAAAGTCATATTGAATATGGACAACAGGTTATAAAGCACATAAAAGCAAACAAGTTAGATAAATAACATTACATAAAACACCCATACTGATACTGTAGCCACAGAAATCAGACACTTCAAAGGCATTTTGAGTCAAAAAAACACTCTTATAACGCCGATTAACACATACTATATAAGTACTACTACAGCAATATATCCAATGGAGTATCTATTGGGTGTTATGAATATAAATATTATAGGAGCTCATAATGTCAGAACGCAGTAAACTAGAACAAGTTTTAGAATTTTTGCTAGCCGAAGATAACGATCGAGCCGAAGAGCTACTACACGAGTACGTCGTAGAAACAGCTCGTAAGGAATACGAACGTATCTTAGACGAATCAGAAGTTGAAAAAACTGATGAAGTAGAAGACAAAAACCTAGAAGAAACAGCAGACGAAGATGAAGAAGCAGTTGAAGAAACTGTGGAAACTGAAGAAGAAGCAGTTGAAGAAGAAATTGATATAGCAGACCCTGAAGCGGATTTTGTACAAGATGTAATGACATCAGATGACGAAATCGAATCAGACGAAATTGGTATGGATGCAGAGGAAGAAGGCGAAGAGGAAGAGTTAGAAGACAAAGTCGACGAACTTGAATCAGAACTAGAAGACCTTAGAGCAGAATTTGAAAAACTAATGGGCGATGACGAAGGATCTGAAGGTGACGATGCTGAAGAAGTGGAAGATGAAGTAATGGATATGATGTCCGACGAAGAGCCACAAGAAGAAGCAGTTGAATATGATTTAGACGAAGCAGACAAAGACGAAGACGAAGTTGTTGAAGAAGCAACTAAGTTATCCGATAAAGTTGCAGACCCTAAAGGCGGAGACGCAGATAACAACGAATCACCATTCACAAAGAAACCAAAAGAAACCAAAGTAACTGGCGCAGGTAACCCTGTTAAAGCAACTGATGGTGGAGATGGAAACAAAGGCGCACCTGTTAAAGCTAACAATTCGCCTGATAACTTAAACGTTAAACCTGCAAAGGCTTAACTAACTTTTTGTAAAGGAAGAAATAGTGCGTAAATTATACGAATACATGAGCCCAGAAGCATCCAAGATTCAATTACTTGAATCAGAAGATGGCAAAGACTTGTTTATGGCTGGATTATTCATTCAAGGCGATGTAAAAAATCAAAATGGAAGAGTATATCCTAAAGATGAAATTAAACGTGCTGTGGAAAACGTAACAAAAAGACTTACAACTGGTGAAACTGTAATGGGTGAGTTAGATCATCCAGAAGAGTTACAAATCAACTTAGACCGTGTGAGCCATATCATTACAGAAATGCAATGTGATGGTTCGGATGGACTAGGTAAGTTAAAAGTTATTGATACACCAATGGGGAACATAGCAAGAGCTTTATTAAAAGCAGGCGCTAAGTTAGGTGTCAGCAGTAGAGGAAGTGGAAACGTTAATGAATCAGGTCGTGTGTCTGATTTTGATATCGTTACCGTCGATATTGTTGCACAACCAAGTGCCCCAGACGCCTATCCAAAGACCATTTATGAGTCTTTGTTTAATATGCAGGGTGGTAGCATGATTTATGATATCGCCAGAGACTATACACACGGTAAACAACCTGGTGCACAAATGCACCTAGATAAAAGTATCATTAATTTTATTAATGATTTAAAATTGAGGTAGGAGACTACTATGGCAGAAAAATTTGAAGACTTAATCGAATCAAGTGATTTGAATGAAGAAATTCGTTCATCAATCGTTGAGGCGTGGGAAAGTCGTCTATCGGAAGCCCGTGAGGAACTTACAGCAGAATTAAGAGAAGAGTTTGCTCAAAGATATGAGCATGACAAAGGTCTTATTGTTGAAGCAGTTGACGGATTTATCAAAGAAAGAGTTGAAGCAGAAATGATTGAACTTGCCCAAGATAAACAAGCCGTTGCTGAGGAACGAGTTGCTTACAAAAAGGCTGTTGGCGAACATTCTAAGAAATTAGAGAAGTTTGTTGCAGAACAACTAGCAAAAGAAGTTAAAGAACTTAGAAATGAAAGAACCCAAGTGGGCGAACATGTTTCTAAACTTGATGATTTTGTTGTTGAACAACTAAGTGGAGAGCTTAAAGAATTCCACGAAGACAAACAAGCACTAGTAGAACAAAAAGTTAAAATGGTAACTGCAGGTAAAAGAGCACTTTCAGAAGCCAAAAGAGACTTTATCAAACGTGCCGCTGACAAAGTCGAGGCAACTGTAAACACTATCGTAACAGAGAATGTTAAACAGTTCCGTGATGACATCACAGCCGCAAGAGAAAACGATTTCGGTCGCAGAATCTTTGAATCCTTTGCAAATGAATATCGTTCAAGTTATTTGAATGAAACCTCAGATGTAAAAGATTTGGAAAAAACAATAGCAGAAGTTAAAGAGCAATTAGAAGAAGCAAACAAAGCCGCAGAAGCTAACGCAGACGCAACTAAGTTAGTTGAATCAAAATTGAATGTAGCTAATGACAAGTATTCTCGTAAAGAGACTATGGACTCATTGCTTAAACCTTTAGCCAAAAGCAAGAAAGAAATTATGGTCGATCTTTTAGAGAGTGTTAAAACAGAAAACCTAGAGAAGCAATTTAATAAATACCTTCCGAGTGTTTTAGACGGCGAATCACTATCTAAAGAATCAAGAAAACCATTAAATGAATCAGTGACATCAGAACACACTGGTGATAAAAACGTTCAGCCTTCAGCTGAAGATGAACAGGATATTGTCGAAATTGAGAATATTCGTAAATTAGCCGGACTTTCAAATTAGGAGAAAACAATGGCAGAATTATTTGAAAGCAACTGGTCAGCAACCAAGGACGCACTTTTAGAAGGACTTAACGGTTCTCGAAAAAGTTCACTAGATGTTGTTCTCGAAAATACTAAAAGGTATTTACAAGAATCAGCAACAAGTGGTGCTACTCAGGCTGGCAACGTTGCAACTTTAAACAAAGTAATGTTACCTTTGATTAGAAGGGTTATGCCTTCAGTCATTGCTAACGAACTCGTAGGTGTACAACCAATGAGTGGCCCAGTAGGCCAAATCCATACACTAAGAACACGTTATGCCGAAAGTGCAACTGGCGTGAACCCTGGTGATGAGGCATTAAGCCCATTTAAGATTGCGAATGCATATTCTGGTAACCCAGATGCAACTGCTTCCTCAGAAGGAACAGCTGGTAAGAAATTATCAATTCAAATCTTAAAGCAAACTGTTGAAGCTAAAACTAGACGTTTAAGTGCAAGATGGACATTTGAGTCAGCTCAAGATGCCGAATCTATGCATGGTCTAGATGTTGAAGCAGAAATTATGCAGGCTCTAGCACAAGAAATTGTTGTTGAAATTGACCAAGAAATTATTGGTTCTTTAAGAACATTAGCTGGTGCAGGAACTACTTTAGACTTTAACTCCGTAACTGGAACACAGACTTACGTCGGTGACAGGCACGCAGTATTGGCTATTGAGATCAACAGAGCGGCAAACAGAATCGCGGCAAGAACAAGACGTGGCGCTGGTAACTATATTGTTGTTTCACCAGAAGCACTTACAATATTACAATCAGCATCTACTTCAACTTTTGCTAGAACAACTGAAGGATCTTTTGAAGCTCCTACTAACACAAAACTTGCTGGAACACTAAACGGTTCTATTAAAGTTTTTGTTGACAGTTATGCGGCTGACGGAACTAAAGTTCTTGTTGGTTACAAAGGTTCAAGCGAAACTGATGCACCTGCATTCTATTGCCCATACATTCCTTTAATGAGCACAGGCCCAGTAATGGACCCAGCTACATTTGAACCAGTAGTGTCATTTATGACAAGATATGGTTACATCGAACTTACTAACACAGCAAGTTCTTTAGGTAATGCGGCGGATTACGTTGATGCAATTACGTTATCAAACGTAGCGTTCCAGTAGAAATTAATTTTTCTACTAGCGAATAAGCTAGAAACATTAAAAAGCACTTCCTTAGGGAGGTGCTTTTTTTTGATTTATTTCCCATTTAGATAAATACAACTAAAGCAAATTTAAAAAAATTGGCGGAACATATTTAATGAGTAAACAATCAAATTTTAACCCAGATGAGAATTTAGTAGTATATGGAAACCTACTAGTACACGGAACAGTTACAGGACAAGGTAATGTTTCTTTTCATGCTGATACACAAACAGTTAATGATGCAGACGGCTATGTTATTAATAGCGACAGTGATGTTGATACTGCATATCTACAAATTAACTCTAGCATTGGCAGTAACGTAAGACTTACATATCAAGGTAATGCAACTTCCAACACATTAATAGTTTCCCAAGATACAGAATTTACAGAAGATGCTAACATAGTAGGCACACTTGCAGTAGGCGGTGTATCAACTATGTCTACAATTAACGTAGGCAATGTTCAAATAGGAACAGATGATACCGTTAGAGCAAATAGATTTTTAGGTAATGCCTTAACAGCCGATACATTAAAAATTCCAAGAAATATCACAGCAACATTAAGTGGTGATGTAGTAGGCACAGGTACTATAGCATTTAATGGTGGCAGTGATGTTACTATTGCAATTGGCACAACAACTGTTCAATCAGATGCAGTAGCATTAGGTGACGATACAACTGGTAACTATGTTGCTACAATTACAGGCGGAACTGGTTTAACATCAGATATAGTTACAGGCGAAAGTGTAACACCAACAATTAGTTTAGATGATACAGCCG